CTTCTCTGCAAGTTCTAGTAAACCATAGTACCGATCAAGTCCTTTATCATATGTCAAACGAACATCAACCATCTTGTTCTCTACTGTAAGCCTACTCTTATGATTCTTGCAGTGAATAATATTACCAATAACCTCAGTGCCATCCTTTTCTTTCTTCTTACTCAAATAGACAATAGTGCTTGCTGCATATTTCAATCCAGAACCACCGCCCATCTCCTTCGTAGGAAACATACTGCCTACAACATCGTAAGTATGGTTTGTTACCACCATTGGAACCTTTGCTCGACCTAACTTCAACGTGAGAACTCTAAACGCGGCCTTGAGAACCTGAGCCCTTGTCATATCTCTTGTCTCTTTACCTTCTGCCGTATCCTCGACTTCCTTTGTGGTACTCAACATACCCAAAGAGTCCAGACAGAGAAATAAAGGCTTGCGTTCCGACTCATGTTGTATCAGATAAGAGTCCAGAACCTTGAGAGCCTGTGTGCGAAACTCCTGTACGGTTGTCACAGGCATAATAACCATTCGACTTGGATCAATACCTCTATCTGTTACCATCTGTTTTGTGATTGCAGACTCACTTTCAAAGTATATTACACCAGCATTGGGGTCTTTGTCAAGAAAATTCTTTACAATCCCCATAAGAAAGTAAGTTTTACCTGTTGCACTCTCTCCAGCCAGTGCGGTAATCTTATTTGCAGCCAATCCACCGTGAAGAGAGCCTGAAAGAAGTCCATTGAAAATATATGAACCAGTATCAATAAAGGAATCTACATCTCCAGCCTCTACACCATCAATTACCAAGGACGCATATTCATTTCCTACATCCTTAATAACATTCTTTAGAAAATCAGTCATACTTTATCATCCTTTTTTTCTAACCGTGAAGTCAATACCTAATCTCTTCTCGTTTGTGGTAATTTCAGAAGCACAATGAGGAATTCTAGGATCAAAAACCACAAAACTAGTAGGAACCATAGGAATTGATTCATCGCCATGTAGAAACAATCCACCATCCTTGGAATTCCAGTTACTATTTAACAATCCTAAAATTTTAATATAGTCTGTATCGTTCTCATGGTCTATATGGCGATTGTCTTTACGATACCTATCTTTCATACTGATACTACAATAGGAAACCTCTGGAAGAAACAGATTTGGTTGCTTGCTGTATATCTGAATAAGAAGTCCCATGGCCATTCCAGCCAACAACTCATTTATCGGTTCGTTATCAATGATATCCAACTTCAAATGTTTATCTTCAAACTCCATACCAATAGGATACTTCATATTCCAATCAGATGAATTCGTAGCTGTATGCTTTAACATATCCAAATAGAATGTTGAACAACAATTCTCAATCACTTGCAGCATCATAATCCTCATTATCTATAATATCCACCAGAATATCGCCGATGGTGGTAAAAAACTCTTCGTCAAATTCCTCTCTGGGAATATTCGCATTATCTAATATGTTATACTCAAAATGAAACGGCATAGTACCATCCTCATTTCGATCTCTCTCATGAGGAAGTGAAACTTTACCATAATTATATATTACGTTTTCAAATCGTCCGCTTTTAATTAGAATAGAGGTTTGTTCCTCACCTTCTCTGGTAACAAAAGAATATTCAGACATAATGCAGATAACTTCCGATAATATATTTCGCGGTTTTCGCGGGAGCTCGACCTGTATGCATCCACGGCCACATAGGCGGAAACAATAGAAGAGAACCTTGCTTACAGGAAGAAGATATTATTGTACCTTGTCTGGATAACTCGTAGTCTTTTCCCTCATAATCAGATTTTACATTTATCTCCGTTTCGCCCTCCTCATTATTTGTTAAATACGCAAACATCACCAGAAATCGCCGCGCAGTAGACCGATCTCGTACATCTACATGCTGAGGAAACTCATCCGTAGTGTTTGGTAGGTATCTCTTGATCTTAAATGCTTCCACACCAAACTTATCGGGAAACTGAAACGGTTGTATATGACAATCTTTTTTATATCTCTCCACATTTTCCATAAAAAGATTGCTCAGATAATCCAGATCATTTCTAAAAGGTGTGTCGGGAGAGCTCATCAGATTAATAAGAGTTAAAGTTTTACCCTGACCACAATCCTGTATCTCATGCAGTTCTGAATGTTCCTCAAACTTATTCACAAGATAAGAACACTTTTCTGCTGGAATTACATTATCATATATGCGTGTAAGATTATCCATTTTAATCACACTTTGAAACCACCAAAGTCTGTATTATCAAATACTGGTTCTACAAAGTCTTCTTGACCGTTATCTACAAGGTCATTCTGCTCAGATGGATTAACATCGAACAGCCTCATCTTTGCACGATCTATTCCAATAACAAATCTTTTATTCACTGTTGGATCATTGTATCTGTTTTTGAGTTGTTTTACTGCGATTTGGTTGAGTTCATCAAGTTCTTCATTAGAAATGAGTGCAAACATGAGGTCAGCAGTAGCGGGAAGCCCAAAACTTTCAGACGTATCTTCAAGACCAACATCTGAAGAAACGAAACCTGATCGAGTGGTTTGTGTTGCTGACATAATCGGAATATTTGTCTCAACTGCCAATCCCCTAAGTTCTTCAGCAATCGACTTGATATACATGTAACTGTTGACATTCGCTTGTCCTTTAAATCTAGATGATGTACAAATGTTAAGATAGTCCACAAAAAGAATATCGGGTGCAAAAGACTTCTTGATTGCCAGTTCCTTGATCAATCCACGAAAATGTGCGGAGTGGGCTGATGCAGTTGGATATTCCTTGACGATAAGCTTACCAGAAGTAGACCTGATGATCTTTGCAATCTTATCATCGAACATCTGCTTGGGTAACTCATGCAAATCATCTATGGTTATACCCATAAGATTCGCATCAATTCGCTCGGCGATACGTTCCTCTGCCATTTCCAGAGTAATGTAGAGAACATTTCTACCTTGGCTGAGACAATTCGCGGCCACATGACACATAAACAAACTCTTACCTACACCTGTGCCTGCAAGAGCAATATTCAATGTCTTGGGCGGCAATCCACCCTTGGTTATTTTGTTAAAGAATTCCAGATCAAAAGGAATCTTTTCTTCTACCGTGTGATAATACTCGAATCTTTCATCGTGATCAAATAGATAATCATGACCAACCCGACTATCAAAACCAACAGCAAGGGCGTCTGTGAGAAGTTGAGGTATAGCATCTGCACCTCTTTGTCTATCCTTGCCATCAATGATTGCAATACCTTCCACAATCGCATTATACACCGCCTTATCTTTACAGAATTGCTCGGTGGTATTTACCAGCCAGTCAAAGTCCACATTCGTAGAACGTAGAGTCTGTATGACGGCCACCACCTTTTTAAATTCTTCTTCATTTAAATCTTTTCTTCCCTGCACCTCAATTTCAAGAGAGGTTTGTGTGGGTATTTTATTGTATTTATCAACGAACTTGGTAATCTCTTCAAAGACTGTACGCTCTGTTTTATCTGCAAAGTAGGCTCCTCTCATAAAAGGAAGTACCTTACGAGCATACTGTTCGTTGGTTACAAGTTCAGATAAAGTTGTTCGTTCTATGGTTTGAGACATTTTAATTAATATAACAGAAGTAAAACAATTTGTCAAGGGAAGTTTCAGCAAACTTCGCTCAGTTTTTGACCCCCCCCCTCTTAAAAGCCACACCAACTACGAAAGTCATTGAGACTCATTATAATATATGCATTAATAGTATGAGGAAGCATTAGAATACAACAGCATGTTATTATAATTGCAATACAGGCTATAATAAGGTTTTCGCTAGACACGAATATCAATCTTTCGCCTATTGTAAGAATGGTATTTTAATATTTTCAAATACCACTTCACACATTTAGGATAAAGGTAATAGTCCTTACCAATATGCTTTGTGAGATATTCGTGTATTTCCTTAGAGTGATACATTAGCTTTCGCCTCCATTCTCTTCTGGCCAGAACTCTTTTTCCATTAATTTCTTCAGTTCAATTTTCTTTTGATCATCCAATGAAGTCCACATAAGGTCTTCCCAAACATCGTAATTAATTTTTGATTTATATTCTTCTAACTTATTCATTTTTTCTTAGACACCTTATTGCATTTATAGATTAGGAAGGTCGAGCCAGTTTTTAACCCCCCCTAATTGATTGGCTGAAAGGGGGGGGAGTCGAACCCCCCTGTTAGGTAATGTGAGGTACCCTGATGCCTGCTCACATGCCAGCATCATTCACACGCCACGCCTTTCACAAACCAAAAAGAAAAAGAGAAAGAGGAGTACTTGCATCCCCACACCATAACAAATGGAACTTTCACTGT